AGTGGTATCTTTTATGACCTCTGGAAAGGTGCCGTAGAAGGAACCAATGGCTATGTGCCAGTGTTTATCCCTTGGTTTATTGATCCTGAGTATCGGGAGAGTGTACCTGAGAACTTCGAGAGAACCCCAGAGGAAGAAGAGCTGTGCGAGAAGTATGACCTAGACGATGAGCAACTCATGTTCAGACGCCGCAAGGTTGCACAGAACGGAATAGATTTATTCCATCAAGAATACCCAGCCACCCCAACTCAGGCCTTCCTGACAACTGGACGCCCTGTGTTTAATGCAGAGGGACTACAGGAGAGCTTAGAGACAGCAGAAGACCCAAAGCAACGCCTCGCTCTTGAGGCTGATGATTGGCTTGAGAACACTCGTGGAGAACTGACGCTTTATCGCACACTTGATCCCGGCGAACAGTACACAATAGGTGCTGATGTCGCCATGGGTGTCAGAGGCGGTGACTGGTCAGTTGCTCAAGTATTAGACAGCAAGAAACGACAGGTTGCGACCTATCGTGCCCAAGTTCATCCAGACTACTTTGCTGAGGTGCTCTACAAGCTAGGTGAGTTCTTTAACTTTGCCTACATCATTGTAGAGAACAACAGTCACGGTATCTTAACGTGTACCCGTCTTGGAAAAGACATGGCTTACCCACACTTCTTCACAGAGGTGCAGGTAGACAAGTTGACTGACAAAGAGACCCTCAAGTTGGGTTTTACAACAACTTCCAAGACAAAACCCCTGATCATTGATGAACTCAGGGCCTCTGTTCGAGAGGGTACTATCGAACTTAACGATAAGGTCACTATCCGAGAGATGCTTACTTACATCGTCACCCAAAGCGGTGGGATGGAAGCTGAAGCCGGGTGTTTCGATGACTGCGTAATGGCTCTGGCCCTAGCAAACCACATTCATGAAGGTGCTTGGGAACCAATAGATGCAGTCGATGATTATTACATTGAGATGGTTTAGACATGAAATCAAAAGAAGAATATAAAGCCATTGATGACGAAAAGATCGTCTCAATCGTAGACACCAACTTACGCCGCTCCATAGGCTACTACGACAGCGAATTGTCCAAAGAGCGCCGTAAGGTAATGGACTATTACACTGCTAATCTCCCACGCCCAGCTCACGATGGTAACAGTAAGTACGTCAGTCAAGATGTCTACGATGCCGTTGAAAGCATGAAGGCTGCACTTCTGGAGACCTTCAGCACAGGCAACAAGACACTAAGGTTTACACCGCAAGGTTCCGAAGATGTCCCAATGGCCGAGGTATGCACTGAGTACACAGACTATGTGCTTCACCGCCAAAACAACTTGTTTGAGGTAATGCAGACTGTCATACACGATGGTCTCATTGCCCGTGCTGGCATTGCCAAGGTCTACTGGTCTAAGCAGTCTGAGAGCCACCTCGAAGCAGTAGAAGACCTGACTGAGGATGAGCTGGACGCACTACTTGCCCAAGACAACGTAGAGATCGAAGAGATTGTTGAAGATGAGTATGGTATCTCCAGCGGTGAGCTGCGTGTGTATCGTGATACATCCCAAGTCAAAGTAGAGGCTATCGCTCCCGAAGAGTTCCTCATTGAACCACAAGCTAAATCTCTTGATAGTGTTAGCTTCTGCGCACACCGCACCAAGAAGTCTATCTCTGAGCTAATAGAGATGGGTTACGATGAAGACTTAGTGGCTGACATTGCTGACAATGAAGACACAGACTTTGACAATGACCCTGAGATACTAGCACGTTTTGATGACATTGGTGCAGACCGTGGCTTTAACTCTAAAGGTTATCAGCGTCAGACCCGACAGGTGACTGTAGTCGAGGCTTATTTAGAGCTAGATGTCGAGGGCACAGGCACAGCCGATCTGTACCGTGTAGTCAAAGCATCTAATGTTCTACTAGAGAAAGAGATGGTAACTAGACGCCCATTTGTGGCTTTTATACCGCTGCCTATTCCACATGCTTTCCACGGCAACAACTTTGCTGACAAGCTCGTGGGTATCCAGAATGCTCGTACAGTTCTGACCCGCTCCATCCTTGACCACACCATGATTACAAACAACCCACGTTACATGGTAGTCAAAGGTGGACTGACTAACCCTCGTGAGCTGATTGACAACCGTGTCGGTGGCATTGTGAACGTATCGCGCCCTGATGCAATCATGCCTATGCCACAGGCCTCTCTGAACCCGTTTGTCTTCCAGACCATCCAGATGCTTGACGAAGACAAAGAGGATACTTCTGGTGTCTCACGTTTAAGCCAAGGTCTTAACAAGGATGCCATAAGCAAGCAGAACTCAGCTGCTATGGTTGAACAGTTGGCCACTATGAGCCAGCAGCGCCAGAAGATCATTGCTCGTAACTTTGCTAACAACTTCTTGAAGCCCCTGTTTACTCTGGTCTACCAGCTAGTCGTAGAGAACGAGAGCGAAGATAAGATTGTAGAGTTGGCAGGTCGCTTTGTGCAGATCAACCCTGCCCAGTGGACTGACAAGCGTGATGTTCAAGTCGAGTTTCATCTAGGCTATGGCGACCAAGAGACCATGGTACAGAAGTACCTGGCCTTTCACACACTCTTATCACAAGACCCAACTTTGGGTCAGATGTATGGCCCTGACAAGAAGTTCAAGATGTTGGCTGCTGTACTTGAGAAGTCTGGTATCAAGAATGTTGCTGACTTCCTTACAGACCCAGCACAGATACCTCCACCACAGCCTGATCCAGCACAGCAGATGCAAATGCAGATGGCTCAGAAGCAGCTAGAAATTCAGGAACGCCAGACAGTTGTGTCAGAGATGAAGGCACAGTTTGACGCTGAAATTGCGAAGATGAAGCTACAGATGCAGCAGATGCAATCACAAGCAGACTTCGCACTAAAATCGGACAAGATGGACCTCCAAGAGAGCCAGCAAGAGCACAAAGAATACGTCAACCTCGAAGAACTAGAGATTGCGCGTACTGCTGAAGATGTCCGAGCAATCGCAAGCCCTAACGGGTAAACCAATAGGATAACCTATGCCTACACAAGAAGAGCAACTTGTGGTGGCTGGAGATGAAGCGGAGGCGCTAATCGGTGCCTCTGCATTCACCTCTGTCATCAACGAACTTGTTGAACAGACCTTCCAAACCTTTGTCAACACACCGCCAGAGGACCGGGAGAAACGTGAGCAAGCCTATACCCACTATCGCGCATTAGTAGACGTGGTGAACACACTTAAACAGCGAGTGGAGGTGCGTAACAGCATCCAAGCCGCAACAAATGGCGACAGCAGCCAAGAGGACCAGTAGCACCATGAATAACGTGCAAGATACTAACTCTGAGCCCCGTGCATTAGACGTAGATGAAGCGGCGGACGCAATCTTAGGTCGATGGGAGGACGGTGAAAGCCTATCCGAACTCGAAGACAAGGATGCAACATCCGAAGACCTCAATGAGACAGAGGTTGAAGAGGATGAACTAGAAGACGAAGATGTTGATACAGACAGCGAAGAAGACCTTGAAGACCCTGACGAAGAAGAAACCGAAGACACAGATGAAGACGATGATGAGGCCGAAGAAGATGACGATGATGAGGACAAAGAGCCTCTGACAGCTTCTGACGATCAGGTTGTGGACATTTCAGTCAACGGTGAAACCAAGCAGGTATCCGTAAAGGACTTAAAGCGGCTGTATGGACAAGAGGCGTCTCTTACCAAAAAGTCTCAAGATTTAGCAGCCCAGCGCAAGGCAACAGACGATAGTCTGACCCAAACGCATCTGTCATATCAAAAGTTAATGGAACGGGCAGAGGAACGGTATAAACCATACGCTGACATAGATATGTTAGTTGCCTCACGGCAAATGGACCCCGAAACCTTTGCTCAATTTAGACAAGACGCAAAGCAAGCAGAAGATGACCTAAAGTTTCTCAAAGAGGAAAGTGGGCAGCTTGTGTCAGGAGTGCAGCAGCAGAACCAAGCAGCAGTCAAAGTAGCAGCTCAAGAGTGCATCAAAGTGCTCGAAGAAAGTCTACAAGACTGGGGTGATGAACTGTATGGAGAAATCCGCACCTATGCTGTGCAGTCTGGATTACCTCAAGAACAGGTTGATCAGTACACTGACCCACAAGTCATAATGCTCCTCAACAAAGCACGTCTCTATGACCAATCAAAACAAGCAGCTGAAAGCAAGAAAGCCAAAGCTACACTAAAGAAGTCAAAGAGCGGAAAGACCAAGGTCTTGAGTTCCAAGAAGTCCCCACCTTCAAACAAGTCAATACAGGCCAAGCGAAAGCAAAAGGCTATGTCTGACCTGAGTGGTGCAAAGGACTTAGATGATATTGCAGAAGCACTAATGTCCCGCTGGGAAAGCTAGGTTTTACCCTTGTCAAATCCCTAATAATCTAAGGACTAAATACTATGGCTACTTATACCACTTACGATCAGGTCGGTAAAAAAGAAGACGTTTCCGACATAATAACCTCAATAAGCCCATTCGCTACGCCCTGCCAAAGCATGTTCAAGAACGAGAAAGTATCCGCACGGACCTTCTCCTTCCTGGAAGACGCACTGGCTGACAGTCAAGTGAATGCGGCACTCGAGGGTGCGGACGCTACTATGTTGTCTCTAACAGACGCAACAGAGCGCACCCAGAACACCCAAATTCTTGTCAAAGGCTTCCAAGTTTCTGCCACAGCTGATGCTGTAGCTACTTACGGAAGAGCCAAGGAAACTGGGCTACAGCTCGCTAAAAAACTCAAGGAAATCAAGAAGGACTATGAACGCGCCATGGTTGGTGTTGCTCAAGCAGCAGTAGCTGGCAACGCTTCAACAGCCCGTAAGATGACTTCAATCATCAATCAAATTTCTACAACTGTAGATGCAGGAAGTAATGCCACGGACGCCCTTACCGAAAGCAAATTGTTGACTGCTGGTGAAACAGCCTACAACAACGGCTCAGAGCCAGACACCTTCATGATCAAGCCGGGTGACGCACAAATCGTCGCTGGCTTCTCAGCAGCATCTGGTCGTAACCGTGAGATTGCTCAAGGTAAGACATTGGTCAATGCTATTGACCTGTACGTTGACGCGGCTAGCGTACATTAAATCTGGTGAACTCAGGGGAAGCCTAAGTCGAAAGATAAGGTAATCCTGAGCCAAGCCCCAGTAATGGGGAAGGTGCAACGACTATCCCGCAAGGGAGTAGGATCAAGTGATCCGAAGCGCCAGACACTGCAAATCGCGGTGATGATATAGTCTCATCTTATGTGAAAGCATAAGCAGCCGAAAGGCGGTCTAGTCTTAACGACACTAGGCGAAGATGCCATGTAGCCCATATGGCGAATACCGTGTTGTTCTCAACCGTGAACTCCTGACAACACACGCTCTCTTGATTGACCCAACGATGTTCAAGACATGCACATTGCGTCCATTTACACGCACACTTTTGGCCAAAAATGGTGACTCAGATCGCCACCACATCGTAGGCGAAGTATCTTGTAAGCACACTAACTTTGGTGACTCTGTAATGATCACAGGCTTGTCATAAGAACACTATAGACCACTAGGTCTCTAGTTGGCCCACTCTCTAAGCACATAGGTTTTGCTCTCCTTACTGTGTGCTTATTGGGTGGGCCTTTTGTATTTCTAAGGGGGCTAAGGACGCCAACTTGACTGATGCACCCAAAGAACAGCCTCACCTTATCCAGTCCAACACAGACTTTCTAATGGACGCAGGCTCCCTAGTGCGTAAGCACACACAGACAATTTCCCAAGCATTCCTAGATGACCTCAAAGACGCTCGAAACGAAAGTACTCGAAAGCCTACAGGTGAGTTCCACAGGATTGCTTCTATTCCAACAGTAGTGGCTGAGAAGTGGCTCCGCGAAGGCTTTGACCTCTGGGAAGCTACAGGCGAACAAATTGTCCGCAAGCTCAAGACAGAAGACATGAGTGCCTTCATGGCCACAGAGAAACACATCTAGCTGAGTAGGAAGTAGCAAATGTACAAAAGCGGAAAGTTCAAGCCTTGCAAGGGCTGTACGACACCAATGACATGCAGCAAATTTGGGTGTCAGAAGGAGGCAAATAGATAATGGGCCTCTATGACAACATGCACAAGCGCAGAGAGAGCGGTAAGACTATGCGCAAAAAGGGTGCCACCGGAGCCCCCACTGATGCAGCTTTTGCCAAAGCTAAACTTACAGCAAAAAAGCCAAAGCCAAAGCCTAAGAAAAGGACCGCTTAAATGAACAAAGGTCAAATCAGGAGCCACTTTAAAGCTCTCCTAAATCGCAGCGACTGTAGTGATGCTTTGGCCGATACCTTCATCGACCAAGGTCTGACACGGATACAGCGTGTACTGCGTATCCCCAGCATGGAAAAGCAGCAGTCCTACACACTTAGCTCTGGTAGTGCTATTTCTAGCGTAGTAATCCCATCGAACCTGATTGAGATCATAGACATCCAATATGATGGTGTTTCTCTCCTAAGAGTTCCTTTGCACGAGATGGCAGCGGCCCTAAAGGTTGGTACTGTTGGAAATCCAACCACATTCAGCAGAGAGCGTGAGCTTATCAAGGTCTCACCAAAGCCGTCCGGTGGTACAATATTCCTAAATTACTACGGAGAGTTCGATGATTTAACCTCGGACAGTTCAACCAATACGATAACCAACATTGCATCAGATTTACTGACCTACACGGCTCTCAGCTATGCCTCTGATTACTTCTTTGACGAGCGTGGGCCGCTGTTTGACGCCAAATCAAGCCAGTTCCTTCTAGAGCTACAAGATCAAGCTAATCAGGCTGAGACCTCGGGAATGTCACAGGTCATGCGCCCAACTTCTACTTATGCGGATTGAGGTAAACCATGGCATCATCATCATTTTACACTGGCTCATCTCAGGATGCCACAAACGTCAATGCAATCGAAGACAGCAAGAATGCAGCGGCTCTATCAGCAGTTGCAGCGGCGTCTTCCGCTACCGAAGCGTTAGGACATAAAAACGCACTCACGGAGCTAACAATAGCCGCAGGCTCTACTGGCTCTTCCGTGGTCTATAACAGTTCAACGGGGGTACTTACTGTACCGCCCGGCCCTACGGGACCAACAGGTCCTCAAGGCACGAGCATTACTGGACCCACTGGACCTACTGGACCTACGGGCGCAAACAGTACTGTAGCGGGACCAACAGGACCGACAGGTCCTACCGGGAATACTGGATCGACGGGACCTACGGGATCTCAAGGTGTCACAGGTAATACTGGAGCAACAGGACCCACAGGTCCTCAGGGTCCCGCTGGTTCTGGTACTGGAGACCTACTAGCAGCCTCCAACCTTTCTGATGTGGCGAACGCTGCAACGGCTAGGGCAAACCTTGGCATAGACACAAACTTTGCCAGAATAGATGACCCAATTTCCATGGCTATTGCCCTAGGATGACAAGGAATTAAAGAATGGCTAACACATTTAAGAATGCTGTGAGCGCAGCGGTAGGCACAGGCCAGACCAGTGTCTACACAGTCCCGTCAGCAACAACCACCACTTGCATCGGGTTGACCGTTGCTAACCGCACTGCATCTAGCATCACAGTAGATGTCGAAGTCACAGACACTTCAGCCTCCGCAACGGTATTCGTAGTGAAGGGCGCTGCTGTTCCTGCTGGGGGCGCACTGGTCCCCATCGGCGGAGATCAGAAGGTAGTTCTTGAGACTACAGACATCATCAAAGTCACAAGTAGCGCAGCCTCTTCGGCAGACGTAATTGTGTCCGTTTTAGAGCAATCGTAGGAGGGCACAGGAATGGCTTATATTGGTAATCCACCAGCACCACAGAACATAACATCCTCTGAGATAACAGATGGCACAATCGTCAACGTAGACATTGCATCTGATGCGGCTATTGCTGTCTCTAAGATCTCTGGTCTTGGCACAGCAGCCACTACAGCGGCGACTGCTTACGCCACGGCTGCTCAAGGAACAGTTGCTGCAAACGCACTACCAAAAGCTGGTGGCA